AATATTGGTCTATACTACCCGACTACCCCTGTCCTAGCGGACAATCAGTCGGGAGGCAACATTCAGATATGTTATTTATATTTTCTGATTCACAAAGCTTTCGCTCATGAATCGTGTTCCGATTATCTCTTTCTAACAACAATAGTTCAGTGTTTACGCTATTACCTGATTTCTAGAAATAGAAATCCGAGAGTACTTGCAAGATATTAACTAATGCCTGTTCAGGAAGATTTGCTAGATCCGCCATAAAGGGCAATGACCCGAGCAATCAGCCGTTAAAGGTATCCAAAGCCATTAACATAGAAAGGTGGATGGATGACACTCCTCATAAGAGGAATTCATCTCATAGACCCCATGTTAGTTGTTCAAATACCCCCAATCAGAATCTACATAGTAATAAATGAATTTGAAATGGAGAAAGGGTTTCAGCCCCTTCTTCAATCAAATCTATTACTCGTAGATTCTGTATGGAAACGACGAATTGAATTGCGGATCAATTATTGTAGTATAATACTCCAGTACCAAGTCAGAACGAAAGGAAAATACCTAAAATGATATATAATAAGTATGTTCCCCCCGATGTGTAAGGTTGTCGAGATGGGATATGTTCGCCACCATTAGGAATGTATCCATAATAGTAACTTATTAACCCATATAGCGATGAAGAGGTGTGATGGGATACACCCGTATCTCACATTCAATCTGTAGAGCGAATAGACACTAACCCAATAATAAGGATTAGTCCTAGTATGGTTAATAACACTGGTTGAATGAGTCTAATAAGGACTCGAATAAATCAACCACTTGATTTCACTATAATAGGAGCCGGGAGTCGTCTGATTACCTTTCTTCCATGTTTGAATATGGTTGGAAGGGATTTTCAGATTAACCCTTTTGGTATCCGAAATACTAACGGAATTCATCAAAGTAGATGAGCTTCCGTCATTTTCACTGTTTTATTGTTAGAGGTTAGTTGTGACGTTTTAATTTTGGCTAATTCTTTCGAGAAGGCCCGTCAGAACCTTACGTCTTTGGCTTCTGGACTTGGAGTTACATCAATTTTGTCTGCACTGAACATGTTCGCTGAAATGCTTGCAAGGTCGTGCTCCATTTTTAATGTTTTTCCATAAAGTCTTCAGATTCCAATGGCGTAGGAACTTCTAATACCTTCTATTTCTTTCATTAGATCCTTTAGGATTCTTTTGCTATTTTCATAGTATGGATGGTAAGCCATTAGGTATAGATCTCTTTCGATTTCTAACCATTTAAACTTATCAACGCCAGTCATTGGTTCCATAGCTTTTGGTGAAGCCATGTACTGCAAATCAGACATGTTTTCCAATCTATCAAGTAACATCCGAACTCTAGAGTAAAATCTAGTGTAATAAGATCGAATAAAGTCATCTAGTACTTTATTTAGTTGTAAACTTTTGATTCTAGAACCTAATTGCAGATAAAAATCTGACATTTCGGTTACAGACATTGGGACGAAGAAAACTATTTTAAGCAGTCGAACGAAGTTACTTTGTTTATTGAGTGGTTTATCAAGACCACCCATCACTTTGTAACCTGCTCCACTTAATTTAATAGCTTGATTTAAACTCAGTTTATATAACCGAGCATATTCTCGCAAACCTACTAGGGAGGATAACGCGGCATTCAGTTCCTTTAGAGGAGCTGGTGATACGTTAACACTTCTTAGGAATGTCTTCTTAGCGAATTCAAGACCAGCTCCGTTAGGAGAGATCACTGATTTCGCTAGTCCACATTCTACCCCTAGGGATTTTATAATTTTCAGGTATTGTTCGGCTACACGCCGATTAAATATAACAATATCGTCCCCCAAAACAGCGTAGTCTCTAAATAGAGTTCTAATTGAAGTACTGTTTGTTTCTCATGCCGCACATTGCACAATAAAGTGGTGTGTATAAGCTAGCATGGCTCACGAACTCAACGCTCCCATAGGTTGACCCACCGCATATCGTACAGTCGGGCTTGCGCCTTCCCGTACAGCTGCAGCAGGAACTTTATAGTCACGGTTCACTAATAGATTTCTTCATGCTTTCGCAAACTTTTTATCAGCTAATAAATCAGCTAATAACATTTCTTGCAAAACAATGGGAAGTCGATCAGTCGCCGCCGAAAGGTCTAATGAATAAAGAGTTTTATGTCCTCATGCAGAAGATAGTGGAGCCAATTGGTCAAATGTCCCATCCATTTTATGTTGTCTCAATAATGAGAACAAATATTTATGGAGTGGTCGAAGTGCCCATTGGGTGAATGCGTCAACCATCGCAAATACTCTTACTTTACCCGCCGCCTCATATTTCAAGCCAAGTTTCCCTAAAGGGATCAGCAGATTAACTCTAACCAGAGGAAATACACTATTCGACAAAAGTTTTCAAAAACGATTGTATCAGAATCTTGCAAAACCTCGAGATTGATCTACTCTACTAATTACCGTCATTAAATCCGTACCTAGCGCGTTATTGTTAGAAATCACAGCCAGGGCTCTTAAAAGAGCCCGGGGATGTGTACTAACTTGACCCGCAAGGGTTAGAGGAGATGATTTGGCGATTGGGAAAGGAGCTCATCCTTTATTAAATCCCGTTTTCGGAGAAAACGGGTTAAGTTGATGGGTAATCCGCGGAATACCTTTGAGTAATTTGGCTATATGAGTTTTAGAAGGAATATATCGATTACCTTTTGCATTCAATGTATAGGGGAAAGCTTCTTTAGGGTTTCAACCTTTTAAGCTATCACCCCCTTTACTTTCAAATGATTCATAGGAATGAGGAACTAGTGGTTTAACCGCCATTAGTGCTGAAAATCTAGGAATAAACTTTGATAATCGAGCAAAAATAGCAGGATCTCCTTGAAACGGAGATGTGATGGTACTCAACTTGATTTTCCCCGGGATTATTATATCTCGGTAAATAGAAAATATAGTTAAGTAATATCGTATCACCACAGGGCTACCCTTTGCTATGAGTCTTCTATGAAGCACTGGAATAATTCGAGGTATTCCTCCTCTTGATCTGGATATTCTCATACCCAGCGGCGTAATGTCATGTAACACATGACCTGACAAACTTTGCTGTAACAATACAGATGCTACTTTGAGTGTTTTTATTAACCCAGGTAGACCCTGTTGTTTAGCAATTCTGTTGAATTCTTTCAACATTAAAACCGTCACTCTAACCCAAGAAGGAGATAATCGACCGCCAATAGGTATCAGTAATCGTAAGATCACGGACACTAATGACTGACCCCTATTTCTAAGGATCAAACCAGGCATATCATCGTATCTAAATGTCTTAATTGCTAAATTATCTTTAATTTTAAAGATTCTTTTCATATTAATTATTTATTTGTGTGAGGCCATATGGAATAGAGGGTAGGAATCTACTTTACTGAAGGACTCGGTTGGGTATCAGCCCAACGATCGGAACCTTTCATTATTTCTAGAAACCTACCATATCGTCATAAGTTCCCCCATTTTACGAACGAAATAACCACTCGGTTTCCCATTTCTGGGGCCGCAGGCTGTCCCAACAAGGACTTTGGTCGTTTCTACCAATTAAGGTTGAGCAATTTTATCCATTCCCCTCACGGGGTCTGAACCAACTACTTACCTATAAATACACATCCGTGTTAGGAAAGTATTGTTATCGTTTTATTAATATATCTAGTATTTTACACTAGCATTTCATCGTTTTATACGCAATACCGTCTTCACAAAGGTAG